ATTGAAACCGTTTTGCTTGGCGTTCTCGCTTGCTTTTCGTCTGCGTTCCTCGCTGTACGGCGGTTGCAGACGGATAGAAAGTCTGGACTTATTCAGCAGATAAGTCACACCGCCTTGCTCATGGGATTTTTCCAACTTGCAGAGGTCGGGGTGCTTTTTACTGAACAATGCCAGTCGCTTTCGCAGGCTGGCATTGTAGGTGTAGATATTGGCTGTGTCCTCGCCCTCATTAAAGAGGATGATTGTTTCTTTTTCATACTTCGTCAGCTTCGCCATAACATCTCTCCATGTGATGATTCCAGCAACTATCCATAATGACTGCCTTGTGCTGGTAGTATTCCTGCATCTGCAAACGCAGATTGTAGTAGAAACAACGATACCATTTGTCGCACTTTTCGTCACTCAACTTGACCGACAGCATATAAAACAGTTTCTTTGCCGCTGGATCAGGTGTAAGGGCAGCCACATAACGCAAACGCTCAACCGTTGCTTCACGGTTCGGGCAACCAAAGGTATACAGGGTTTTCATTTCATTCAGGTTCATTTTCATTCAAAAGTCCTCCTTGATAGTTGATAAAATAAAAGCGACAGATACTCAGAATAGAAATACCTGTCGCTTTGCTCACGATATTAAATTGTTGGTTCTGCACTTGACTTTTTTACTTAAAATCGGACAGTTCGTATATCTCTTTCATTAGCAGAACACCCATTGAAAGACCATACTTGAAATGTTCTTCGGTCTGCATGGTCTGGCAGTCTGCAAAATGGTCATTGAGCTTATCCAGCTTCGCATAATCTTCTTTGCTCAATGTCTGCTCAAAGTATCGCATGGTGTCTGCGATTGCCTGTCCAGCTTCCCGAAACTTCTCTGATTTCGGTACTACCGTTTCTGCCGGATAAATCTCTCCGTTGAAGATTGCTTCTAAAATCATAAATTCATGCTCCTTTCTCAGCAGTAAATCAACTCGCCCTTGATAGCTTCCTCAGCCTGTGCAACACAAGCGTTCATCTGCCGAACCCATTCGATTTGGTTCTCTGCTTTGAGCTGCTCCGTCACACCGTATGCCTTTGCAAGCTGCGGCACGATGATTTCCATACGCTTCTTGGCTGTTTCCTCAATCTCCGCACAATGCTCATAGAGGGTTTCATTCAGCACCATGTCGGAGAACAGCACCGGATTAGCCAGTCGCAGATACTCTTTCCGCATCCGTCCCCATTTTCCAAGACGGATATTCGGATTTTTCACTTTGATGTCTGGGATGTAGTAGTCCCCACATTTGATAAAATTCAGTTCCATGATTAAGCTCCTTTCTGTGGTGCGATTTTCGGCTCTAACTTCGGCATATTGCTGACAGGAATGAACACGCCCTTTGCTATATCCTCGGCTCGGAGAGCGTTTTTCTTTGCGTCCATTTCAGCCTTTTTCTTTGCTTTTGTTCTGTCCTCGTACTGCCTTTGCCAACCGCTGGCTTTACGCTTCAAGTAATTCTGATGAAGTCTGTCCTTGCGTTCCTCACGCTTGCGGATTTCCTCTAATTCCTCTGGGGTCAGCTCTACTTCCGCAAACTTCGGAGGGACGAAACGCCCAACGAAATTGAAGTAAATCTCAACCTCCTGCGTGGTCTGAATACTGCCTTTTCGGTCACGCTCATGCACAAGGATTTTTTCAACAAACTCATTGAGCATGGTAATGGTCAGCTCGTCAAAATTCTCGTATTTATCAATCAGAGCAATGAAACGGTCAGCGTCCTTTTCGTGCTTTTCATAGTCACTGATTGCCTTTTCCAGCGTGCTGATTTCAGCGGTCAACTCTTTCTGTTCCTTTTCGTATTGAGCGTCTAAGGTGGCATAGCGGCTGTCAGAGAGCTTGCCTAAGATGTTGTCCTCATAGATTTTGCAGAGCAGGACTTCCAGCTCGGATATTCTCTGCTTTGCGGTTGCAAGGCGTGTCCGCTGTTTCTTGACCTCTGCTGTCTGCTGGCTGGACTGTGCCTCCTGCACCACTCGGACAAACTCGGCTCGTTCATGCTTGGCATACTCGGCAATGGCTTTCAATAGGTCTTTTACCAGCTCCAACACAACACTTTCATTGATACGGTGCTGGGTCTTGCAGAGCGTCCCAACAGGGATTTTGCTGTACTTTGAACAGGTATATTGCGAAATGCGTTTGCCGTTGTTAAAGCGGTGGACATACATTTTGCCGCCGCAATCAGCACAATAGAGCAAGCCCGTCAACGGTGCAACATCGCCCCAGCCATCGGGATAACGGCGTACCTTGCTTCTGACTTTCTGTGCAAGGTCAAAGGTCTCTTGGTCAATGATGGCTTCATGGGTATTCTCAAAAATCGTCCATTCGTCCTCCGGCACATAATGGCTTTTCTTATCCTTGAAATGCTTTCGGGTCTTGAAATTGATGGTGTGTCCCAAATACTCACGCTTATCAAGAATGTTGCAGATGGTGGAAGAACCCCAGCCGTAAACATCTTTGAAAGTCTTGTTTTTGTTCACACCCTCGTTGAACTGTGCCAGATATGCAGAGGGAATGAGTACCTTTTCCTCTTTCAGCCTGTTTGCTATCTGATAAGGTCCCATGCCCTCAATCGTCATTGAAAAGATACGCTTTACAACCTCTGCCGAATATTCATCTACAAGCCACTGGTCTCTTGTCTCATTCCAGAGGTAACCATAGATTACTAAGCCTGTAAGATGCTTGCCTGTCTTGCCTTTTGCTTGGAAAGTGGAACGGATTTTACGGCTGGTGTCTCGTGCGTAATATTCGTTCATGATGTTTCGGAAAGGGGTAAAATCATCGTCCCCTCTGGCAGTATCAACGCCATCATTGATAGCAATGAGACGGACACCTTGCTGTCGCAGAATTTCCATGATTTGACCGACTTTCAGATAATCACGCCCCAGACGGCTCATGTCCTTTAGGCACAGATACTCCACATTCCCGGCTTCGACCTCTTTCATCAAGGCAAGAAATCCGGGGCGGTCAAATCGAGTGCCACTTATGCCATCGTCCGTAAAATGGACGATATTAGGAAGATTATGCTGGGCAGCGTAGTCTTCCAACTGTCTTTTTTGATTGGATATGGAGTTGCTCTCGCCATCCATATCATCGTCTCGGCTCAAACGCTCGTAAAGAGCAGTGATTTTCTCGCTTTTGCTCATGGTTTTGTCTCCTTTCTTCGGTATGTAAAGTTGTGTGTTCTAAGAGACTTCCAAATCATCTGATTAAGAAGTCTTTTAGAGCATACAACACCTGCCGCAAGTTTGTAGAGCTTGTACTGCCGCCCTGCAAAAGAGTTGGGCTTTTTCCTGCTCAAATCCTCAAAGAGCAGATCCACCGGATTTTGAAAGTCCTCATCATCCTCCGATACTTGCATCGTGTTGAGCATTTCCAGCAGGGTGGCGAAGGTCTGCTCCTCTGCCGGGGCTTCGTAGTGCAGATATGCGATCAGTGCTGTCAGCAAAAGTCGTTCCGATTTTTCCCAGAAAGGGTCTCCACCGCTGCCATCACCCTTTGTGTTGGTCATAAGGGTCGTGACGAGTTTCAAAATCTCCTTTTCGCTGTGGACGTAGGCAAAGGGGTTGTAATGCATCGACTTAGAAAAGTTAATGGTATTCAGGATTTTCAGCTTGTAGCCGTTCTTCAGAAGTGCGTTTCCGCACTCGACCACGATACTGCCCTTCGGATCGGTGACGACATAGGAGCTGTGGCACTGAAGCAGATTCGGCTTGAGCCAAAACCGGGTCTTTCCGCTGCCAGAGCCGCCCACCACCAGCACGTTTTTGTTCCGGGCGTTCTTAGGGTCCGGCGGGCGGTTGGACATCATCAGGCGTTCTGTCTTTGTCAGAATGATATTGTCTTCGAACTTCGGAGCTTGAAAAGGCTCAATATCCTTGGCGTTGCCCCACCGGGCAGAGCCGTACTCCATGCCGTGCCGGTATTTTTTGGCGTTTTTGCTTCGCAAATATACGGCAAGCCGTAGTCCTGCGCCGCAGGAAATGCCAATAAGCAAATCCAGTGGGTGCAGACCGGGAAGCGGGTTCGCAAATGCAGACGGGAGTATTCCCATCATGGACATAATGCGTTCGCCCAGTTCCTTTCCATCGGCAAGCCGCCATGCTTCACCAAAGTTCGTTGCCACCAGCCCCAGCAGGATATAGGGCAGATACAGAGCCAGAAGTTTTGTCAGCTTCTTTGTGTTCACATCCCACGCTCCTGTTCCTTGTGCCGGACTTTGCCGGGAAGTTCCGCCGCAGCCTGCACCAGTTCCTGCAATCGTGCCAGCACCGAGGGGCGTTTATCCTTGTTCAGCAGGGATGCCGAATACTCCTTGAACGCCGAGTGGAAGGCTTCCGCATCCGGGGCTTTGAAAAAAATCAGATACCGGGGCGGCACTTCGGAGGTGTCCTTGCGGATGGCATAGTCGATGCCGTACTTTTTGGCATACCGCTCAAAGCCACGAATGCCGGTTTTGCTGATTTCCACGCTGGACACGCCGCGATTCTGCCGCAGCAGGGTACGGACGCTTTGCTTGCCTTGGGAGGCTTTGTTTTTGTAGAGCCGTATGGCGGCTTTCACGCCATTCAGCACTGTCCGGGCAGACAGCTTTGTGGTGGAGATCATCAGGTTGAATGATTTCTGTTCGATTTCTTCCTGCATTTGCATCACCCCCTGTGCAGAAAATCGTAATCAGCGGTCAAACCCTGCATCCTTTGATGGCGCAGATTTGGCTTTCTCAGGGCGGACAGCCTCATCGGGTACACGAATGACCATCATCCGATGCCCCAGCCGGATAAAATCTTCGGGCTGGTGGAACTGTTTTTCGTACTTCTGTGCCAGTTCCGGGGTGAGGGATGCAAAATCCTCCTCACCCAGACCGACCACCAGAAAAGTTCCGGCAATCACATCGTAGGCTTCGCCATGCTCATCCCGCAGGGCGCGGTTCAGGGGCAAACCCATCAGCTTCCCGTCATCGTTGTAGACGATGGCAACCGGATCGCTGAACGGGTAGCTGGCACCGATGCTGCCGCCGACTGCCTGCTGCAATGCTTTCAGATCGTTGTCAATCTCGACCTGTTTCGGGTACTGCCCCGGTGCGATTTGCAGAACAGAAAGAGTGTGTTCTTCCATTCCGCTTCACCTCAGTCGATGCAGATGCAAGTCAGCGCATCCGCATCGACCATCAGCGTGACACTGGCGGTTTCCAGATACTTCTGGATGGCAAACATATCGCTCATGGTCAGGGGTGCGAACTTGCCATCGTCCGTAAAGCGGTGGAAAATCACCGGCCCGGTCAGATACCGCTTGCCCATCAGCTTGATGACCTGCTTCGGGTTATAGCGGAAACCCAGCGGCTCCTCCTTGGAGATGCCGTAGCCGGCATCGTCCTCGTCAAAGCAGGGCAGGATGTGCGGAGCCTCCTCCGGCTGGATCACGGTCAAATCCAGAACGGGTGACACAGCGGCGAAATAGACATCCGTGCTGGCAAGCTCGTTCTGCATTGCCATGTGCATGAACGAAAAGAAGCCAGTCACTGCGTCGTCGATGTGGTCGATTTTCTTGCTCATGGTGTCGATGGTCTTTGCGGTCTTGAAATCAATGGTATTGTTCATAGGCGTTTCCTCCATTATTTTTGCGAAATAAAAAGACCCAAATCGGGTCTTACGGTTCATCATATGGTCAACGCTCGTTGCTGCGCTGACGTTTTCTCTGCCATTGATCCAGCAGTTTGATGATAATATCTTCCATCTGCCGGGGCGTGTAGGAGCGCGGAAAGTATTTCCGCAGGGTTTCGTTTTTGATGGTCACGGTGTCCAGTTCGCTCTTTTTCTCTTTGCCCATTACGTCAAAGGCGGCTTCGTAGCTGAACTCGCCCTGCTGTGCCATCTTTTTCAGCTGCTGTGCCTGTGAAAGAGAGGGCGCATTCTGCGTGTCGTTCATAGCCTCTAAAAAATCCCGCTGTTGGGCTTCGTCCAGATAGGACAACTCCACGGCAGGATTAAACGAGATCTTCTTCTCGTCCACCATGTCTAGCAGTTCGGGAACAAGGTTTGTCAGACGCACAAAACGCTGGACTTGATTGCGACTTTCGCCTGAATCTTTTGCCACTTTTTCATCGGCTCTCAACTTCGTCCCAACTTGGGACGAAGTTAAATCCGACCTAGCACCTTGATTTTTTATCGCCTCCAGCTTCATTTTGTAAGCAAATGCTCGCTCACTAGGCAGGATGTGTTCTCGCTGCAAATTGGAATCGACCATCAGTATCGTGGCGGCATCATCCTCCATATTGCGCACAATGACAGGCACGGTATCCAAATGAGCAAGCTCTGCGGCGTGTTTCCGGCGATGCCCGGAGATGATCTCATAACCGCCCTCTGGTCTGGGGCGGGCAATCAGTGGCGCAAGCACACCGAACTGTGAAATGCTTTCCACCGTTCGGGTCATGGCATCATCGTCCAGAACTTTGAACGGATGGTTCTTGAACGGGAAAAGTTTGCTGACTGGAATCTGCTGTACCTGTTCCCGCTGCTCCTCCTGCCGGGTTTCCTCCGAACTGAACAGGTCATCTAGCCCTTTCAGAGCTACATTTAAGCCGCTTTTCGGCATCCGCCAACACCTCCCTCGCTAAAGATTGGTAGGCTTCTGCCACCTTGCCCTTGGGGTCGTGCTGGAAAATGCTCTTTCCTGCGGCACTGGTTTCAGCGGCACGGACAGACCGGGGAATGGTCTGGTCGAACACCTTGATTTTACTGCCGTATGCTTGGCGTATCAGGGTGTCGATCTGCTTTCCGTAGTTGGTGCGGCTATCCGTCATGGTGAGCAGGATGCCCTCGATTTTTAATTTCGGGTTGATCTGCCGCCGCACCTTGCCGACAGTCTGCAAAAGCTGTTCCAGACCTTTGGCGGACAGGTATTGTGCCTGAACGGGAATCAGCGTGGTGTCAGCCGCCGCCAAAGCGTTAATAGTGAGCATCCCCAGAGAGGGCATACAGTCCAGCAGGATATAATCGTACTCCCGTTTTGCCCCATCCAACACCTGTTTGAGCATCTTTTCCCGGTTCATGCTGTTTACAAGAGCCACTTCCAGTCCCGCCAATTCGATGTTGGCAGGGATGAGGTCTACGCCCTCTGCATGGTGGAGGATGCCTTCACCGGGCTGGATGGGCTGGTCGTTCATGACTTTCTGCATCAGGGTAGACAGTGTGGTGGGCAGTTCGTCCGGCTGCTGCCAGCCCATGCTGATGGTAAGACTGCCCTGCGGGTCAGTGTCCACAAGCAGAACCTTCTTGCCCTCCATTGCCAGCCCGATGCCCAGATTTTCACAGGTGGTGCTTTTTCCGACACCGCCTTTCTGATTCGTGACTGCAATAATCGTTGCTTTCTTTGCGATAACATCACCTCACCTTCCGGGAACCGTGCGCAAAGTCATGGTTCGTCATGTTCTGATAGTGTAGATTCATGGTCGTGGGCGCATTGTAGAGCGATGCCAGAAGATACTGCTTCATGTTCCGCACCGGGGTAGCATTTTCGGCAAGGCTGTTCAGCACGAAGCGGATGTGGTCTGCATTCAGCTTTTTCAGCCGACTGCGCACTACCTCAGCGGGCTTATCATCCCCGGCGATTCTCAGCAGCTTACGCTTGGTAGCACAGGTATCCACCAGCAAATCCACGATCTGATAGATGGTGTCCTCATCATCCGGGAAAAGCCGGAGCAGCAGTTCGACCTCCAACACCTGATAAAAATAATCCACAAGCTGTTCCCGAATGTCCCCTGAGTGGATAGGATCAGGTTTATTCATCTCTGTATTATTCTTATCAGTCTTATTTGCTTGCGGTTTTGGCGGCTCCTGAACTGCGCTTTGGGCAACGCCTGAATTGCTGTTTGCGCAATTCAGATTGTGCATTTTTGACAACCCTGTGGTGAAGTCTTTGACGTAGATCAGGCTGGGTCTGCCCAGACCGCGCCGCTTGCGTTCGATCAGGTCGATTTGCTCCAGTTCCCGGAACAGCTTGACCGCCTTGTGTTCAGCGCAGCAGAGTGATTCCTGCACTTCCCGGACGGTGTAGATGATATACACCCGCCCCTGCTTGTCCATCCAGCCATTTTTGACCGACAGGCTCATGCGGTCAAGCAGGATTCCGTACAGCGTCCGCGCATCCGTGGAAAGCTGCCGGAAGCGGCTGTCCTGAAACAATGCCTTTGGGATGCGGAAGTAGGAAAACAGTTCGCCCGACTGCCCATAGAAGTAGTCGAGCGTCATTTGGTGTGTCCTCGGATTTTCAACTGTGAGTGCTTGTTCATGTGGAAAATCATCTCCTTCCTAGTGGTATGGAAAGTTTTTGCGACCGCTTTTTGCATGGAAAAAAGTATGTAAAAAGTAGAAATTGAGTGACGAAAATATTTTTGGATGATACTACAATTTGGAATTTTGAGGACGAAAAGGCAAAGCAAAAAGTGAAAAACAACGAAAACAAGAGGTTTCTTTTGCACTCGATTTATAAAATGCAGGACAGGCTGCGATCAAAAATCCCAGAAAGTAAGATTGTTGCATGAAGATGCACTAATCGCGCAAAACATGGGAAGATAAGCGTATGATAAACCCTCCCCGGTGAAACTGAATGGTTTCACCGGGGAGGGTTTGTGTTTTAGGAGGAAGATAACGTATGGGCCGATATAGTAAAAAGCGTAAACAAGAAGAAGCGAGAATGAGGGCTGAAGATGCCAAAAAGACTTTTGTAGAAAATATACTCAAATTATCGGAAAAACAACTAGAAGAATTGGAAAGACTTGAACGGCGAATTAACAGAAAAAAGATTCTAATAAATAAAAAATATGGGGCAGCATATGATAAGATACAAAAAGAAGAAAGAGAAAAACGACAAAAAATTTTTGAAAAATATGATCGATATGTAGAAAAAAGGCAGAATGAAATTAAGGGAGACCTTGAGTCAATTGAAGAAAAGAAAAATAAGATTTCTCTTAGATAATTTCTATTAAAGATAATACTAGAAAGAGAAACTGGTGAAAAGACTGCTTGGACTGAAGAAAGTAATGATGTGGCGGTTGAAGCAAAAATTTCTATAAGTGGAGGAACGGTGAAAAGTAAATTGAGAGCGTTGCAAAGTGAATTTATAGACAAGTTTAATAAAGTGATGGGAACGGTACCGGGTACAGATATTCCAGCATATCAATACCTCTCGAAGAATGGAAAAAATATTTATCTTACGGAAGATAACTGCAATTTTTTGAGGTTAATTATGTGCTATAATGAGAGTGAAGGACCAGAATATGATATAGTAGGTTGTGCAATATCGAATAATATGGCAGGATTAAATAGGGCTGTACAGGATCAAGTAAAAAAGGGGCTGTATTCTTTAGCGTACAATCCGGATACAAAAATTGATGAAGCGATGGTGCAAGAAAGGCTTCGAAGTTTGTTTGGAATGGGAAGTACACAGATGTCAGACGCACTGGAGCATATAAAATTTGCGGTATCTCGAATGCAAGAACTTTCATGCTTTTCAGAAGGGCAAAGATATATATTTAAGCAGGCGGAAAAGTGTCTGAGGAGCTGTTGTGTTGAAGTAGAAAAAATACACTCACAATATGTGACATTGTACGACGAAGATGATGAATATGAAAATGCTATAAAAGAAAGCTTAAAATCCAAAAGCAGATGATTGTAACGGACGTCGGTATATGGTTTTGCTATATACTGACGTCCGTTTTTGTGCCAAAATATGAATAATATGTTAATAATGCGAAAGATAGTTAAAATGAAAGAGGAGAAAAATAACGTAATTGCGATAAATAAGAAAATTGAAATTGCCTCAGAAAGCGTTTTTATTAAGCGTATAATGAAACCATCCTAAGAAACAAAATATTCAGGAGGGTTACATTATGAATTTAAAAAATCATGATGACTATGAGTTGTACGATGAAGAATGCACAGGCCAACCACCAGATGATGATCAGTCGTTCATTGTGCCAAGGCGTGGTCTGGAACCTGACTCAGGCCCAGATGATGACCCCATGATAGTGGAACGACGCGGCTCACCAGCGGATTCGGACTCACTTGTATTTGAAGAAGATATGGGTGAATATCCGGACGGATTTCCTGATAACAGCGATGAGCCGTTTGTTTCGATGTATGAGATGGCATCGAAGCAGCGTCAGGAAAAACGTAAGAAAAAACAAAAAAAGAAGGCCAAGAAGAAAGCCAAGAAAAAGGCCAATGCTTCATCTGAGGGCGTAGATCTTTTGGAACTGGCTGCTTTTGTGGAAGGGGGTGATGAAGATGCACAATTTACCGATGGCGAACAAGAATCGCCAGCAAAGGGGCGGTTTAGGCAACCATCTGTTTGCCAGATGGAAGAAAAAATGCTTGAAAAAACGGACTTTCTCTATAGGAAATCCGTGTTATACCATTATAATGATCAATACTATGAAGCGATCGACGCTGAGGGCGTTGTAGCTCTTTACCGTCAATACATAAGTCCAGGGCTTGACGGGGTGAAAAACCTCCGAAATCATCTGGATATTTATAAATGTATGAAGGCGAATCCTCGTTTGAAGTATGAAGATTCGCTTAAAGATAAACCATATTGTCCTTTGAAAAACGGGATCTTGTATCTCAATAAAATGAAGCTGAAACATCATAGCTCCAAGCGTATAACATTTACCGTTCTGGATGCTTGCTATGATGAAGATGCCGAATGCCCGGTGTTCGACGAGTTTCTCGATACGATTACTGAGGGGCGTGAAGATCTGAAGGAACGTTTTATGATGGCACTTGGGTATCTTCTGATTGAGCCTTCAAACGGAAAATATTTCTTCGTTATGGGGTATGCTCCGAACTCTGGCAAGAGTATCTTGGGCAATACCATACAGAAACTTTATCCAGAAAACTCGGTGAGCAACCTCTCGCTTGGTGAACTGGGCGGTAAGTTTGAAACGGAGTCGCTGCTGTACTCCAGAATAAACATCTCCTTAGATCTTCCGCAGGAAGTGCTGAATGCAAGTGCAGTGTCCAAACTGAAGCGGATCACCGGTGGAGACAGCATCGAAATCCAGCGGAAGAATCAGGGAGCCCTAAAGCTCGACCATAATATGAAGTTTTTGTTTGCGACCAATTTTCCCCTGAGAATCGATTCAAACGACCCGGCATTTCTTGACCGGATTATCTTCCTTCCGTTCATAAAATCTGTTCCGAAGGATGAAAGAGACCCGGATCTTGCTAAAAAACTTTGGAAGGAGCGCGATGCAATCGTGACGAAAGCACTTCAGTATGCCAGAAAACTGATGAAGCAAGGCTGGCAGTTTCCGCCGATTCCTGATGTGGACTGCATGAGAGGGATACAGCGGAAAAACTCGATGGACTATCTTAAAGAGTTCCTTGAAAACCACTGTGAAATGGGGGACTACAACTATTTTACTGCTACATCTGATTTGAGGAGGGCGTATGAGGCCTGTTGCGATGAAAACGGCACATGTCCGTGCAGCGCTACAGCGTTCAACAAGTACGTGGAGCAGGCTGGCGGTGTTCGTGACCGAAAGCACCTCACCGCCTCGGAAAACCCGGTGTGGGGGTTCTATGGTATCCGCTTTCGTCCGTAACGTCTGACTTTTCGGTGATATGTTATATTACTGAATCCGAAGCACGATCACAAGCACTACGGAGGTGTCACGATGCTGAACGTTGACGAAAAGGCGATGGCCTATTGTCTGATCGAAGCTCTTTTTGCGGCAGGACTGCTGAACCTGCCCACCTATCAGAACTTCCTTCGGATGAAGCGTGAGCAGGAGGAAGAATCGCCTGCAAAGGCTTCGTAAGCGACAGAGAGAGGCTCTGGTGGAGAATTCTGCCAGAGCTTTTCTTTTTATCCTGAAATCTCAAAATGTGGAGGTAAAATATGCGAGTAGCAGTATATGCGCGTGTCTCAACCGAACATGAGGCACAGATCAATGCACTGGGAAACCAGTTGGAGTGGTATAAAATTGAAGGCTCCCGGCACTCGGACTGGGAAATCGTGGAGGTCTATGTGGATCAAGGCATCACCGGAACACAGGCACAGAAGCGGCCAGAGTTTTTGCATATGATAGAGGATGCAAAGAAAGGTAAATTTGACCTTATCATTACCCGTGAGGTGAGCCGGTTTGCACGAAATACAGTTGATACGTTGTCCTATATCCGTGAGTTGAAGGCTGTGGGCGTGAATCTATTTTTCATCAACGATGGTATCAACACGGCCACCGATTATGGTGAGCTTCGGTTGACGATTATGTCTTCCTTGGCACAGGATGAAAGCCGAAAAATTTCAGAGCGCGTCAAGGCGGGGCAAGAAATCAGTCGGGAGAAGCATGTTTTGTATGGCAACGGAAATATCTTGGGATACCGCAGAGAGAATGGAACCTATGTTCCAGATCCGGATCAGGCACAGACCGTAAAACTGATTTACCAGATGTATTCGACTGGAAAGGTTGGGTTTCAAAAAGTGGCAGCAGAATTATACAGGCTAGGCAGATTGGATGCAAACGGCCATGTTTCGTGGGACGCTTCCAAGGTGAGCCGGGTGTTACATAATGCGACCTATAAGGGTTGTATCTGCTACAATAAATCCCACAGTGACGGCTACTTGACGCAAAAACGTGTCAAAAATCTGGACGAAAGCAGCTACGTCTATGTGAAAGGCGATTTTGAACCGCTGGTGTCAGAAGAAACGTGGGACAGGTGCCAGCAGATTCTGACTTCAAAATCAGAACGAGTAATCGATGAAAACGGAAAGAAGCACAAGTATATGCGGAACACGCCGAAATCCATCTGGACGGCAAAATTGCGTTGCAGTTGCGGTGCAGGATTTATTCAGTTCAAGTGGCGTGTGAACCGGGATGGTGCTGTAATTCATGGATTTCAGTGCTACCGCCGTACACGCAGGCCGAGCATCAGCTACTTGCAGGAACATGGCCTTGATTTGAGCATCAGCTGCCAAATCAAGGCCATCAGTGAGTGGAAGCTGGATTTGATGGCGGCAAAGGTGTTTGAACATCTCACATTTGACAAAGGCAAGACCGTCAAAGAGGTATACCGGATTCTGAACCGCTGCATGGCAGAGGAAAAGACTGTGCGTATTTCCAGAAAGGCAATGCTGGAAAAGAGCATCGCTAAGCAGAGAGAACGGCTGGACAAGTATATTGACCTGTGTGCTGATGGCATCATCACCAAACAGGAACTTATGGAACGTCGCAAAGGCTTAGACAACCAGATCGCAGATCTGCAATCTCAGTATGAGAGCGTAGAACAGGAGGATGAACGCAGTGGAGCGCTGGACATGAATCTGATCTCGCAGAAGCTGGATGAATGGCAGCGGGCATCAAAGAACGATGTTGATCGGGAGCTTATCAACAGCTGTGTGGCGCAAATCACGCCTTTGACAAATGAAGAATTTCGCTGGGTACTCGACTTTCAGATGTCAGAGGTACAGGCGAGAAACGCCGCAGCATATACGATGGATGGCTTTGTAGAGATGGCACGCTTTTCGATTTCCTTCGAGGAGGCAAAGGCTTTTAAGGCATCCCGAAATCAGGGAATCCGCAAAAATGAATGGCAGGATCTCACGGTGGTTGTGGGAATCTGGTCGAAAACGCAGAAGTAGGAGACTGTGTCAGCTGTGCCGGTTGTGTCAGAGATTTTCAAAACAAGTTTTTTATATCCTTATATCTCCACCCATAAAACACCTGAAAGACACGAAAACATAAGACTGATTCGCAAAAACACGGACACATCGGACACACTTGGTACAAGTTAGGCGTATCTGAAGCAGATATAATGATATATTATACCCTTGGATAGAAAGACCAGTAAGCAATCACATCAGCTTACTGGTCTTTGATTTTTACAGAAAGACGGAGGAAAAATCAATGGCAGAAATCTTTGAAAAAGTATTGGTGGAGGTGATGAAAGCAGTCGGAAAGGGTGCTGCGAAAATCATTGTCTGGATGGCTCATCAAATCGAAAAGAAATAAGACAATCAAAAATTTTGGAGGTAAAGATTATGTCCGCAAACGTTGAAACCATGTTCTCTGTCCGTGAAACCCCTTGGCACGGTCTTGGCCGCATCGTGATGGATGCCCCTGCAAACCGTGAAGCCTTGGAGCTGGCTGATCTGGATTGGCAGGTGGAAAGCCGCAATATCTATTCCGGCACAGGTGCTATGATTCCCGGCTATCGTGCCAATGTCCGCAGCACGGATGAAGCTGTTCTGGGCGTGGTGTCTGACCGTTACCGCATCGTGCAGAACGAAGAAGCATTTCGATTCACCGATGACCTGCTGGGTGAGGGCGTTACTTATGAAACTGCCGGTTCTTTGCAGGGCGGCAAGAAGGTCTGGATGCTGGCGAAGCTGCCGGAGAAGTACATCATCGCTGGAGACGAAGTGACCCCCTATCTTGTGTTCTTCAACAGCCATGATGGCAGTTCTGGTGTAAAAGTCGCTATGACCCCAGTTCGTGTGGTCTGCCAGAACACCCTGAATCTGGCTCTGGGTACTGCAAAGCGCATCTGGACTGCCCGCCATACCGAAAATGTTCTGCTCCGGGTGCAGGACGCTCGTGAAACCTTACAGCTTGCCAACAGCTACATGGGCGAACTGGGCAAGGGTATCCATGAGCTGACCACCATCAAGCTGTCTGACCGCAAGGTTCAGGAGTTCATCAACGAGTTCTTCCCTGTCACCGAAGATCTGACCGATGGCCAGCGGAAGAACAACCTGCGCTTGCAGGAAGATTTGAAGGCTCGCTACTATAATGCACCCGATCTGGAGTGGGTCGGAAAGAACGGCTGGCGGTTCGTGAACGCTGTTTCCGACTTTGCCACCCATGCAGACCCCATCCGCAAGACCCGGAACTACAATGAGAATCTGTTCCTGCGTACCGCAGAGGGCAATCCCATGATCGACAAAGCCTACAAGATGGTGCTGGCAGCAGCATAAAGGAGGACGTATGAACGATGTGAGCAACCGGGCTGTCCGGGAGTTTTCTGAGTTCCTTGACCGCATCGAGATCAACTTTCCAAAGCCAACTTGCACCACAGCATACGAGATCACGATGAAAAGCACCATTGTCAGTGCCTTGATTACGCTGGACACCGAAAAGCAGATGGACGAGCGTTTCTGGAATCATCTTCGGGTGCAGCGGAATATTCTGGATTTCCTGTATGCCCTGTGGCTGGATGATGACCGCACCTTGGTGGACGAATTTTCCACCATTATCAAAGACTTGGTGGAATATGATTTCTCTATCGCAGAAGAACAGATGAAAGAGAGGTTGAACATTGCATGAAACGACTTGTATCTACACGGAACCTGTCAAAAGAAGATTGGCTCCACTACCGCAAATGCGGCATTACCGGCACGGATGCCGGGGCTATCCTTGGCCTGAATCCCTATCGCTCTGCATTTCAGGTGTACTACGATAAAATCAGCGATACCATTGAAAATATCGACAACGAGGCCATGCGGCAGGGCCGTGATTTGGAGGATTATGTGGCGCAGCGGTTTTCCGAAGAAACGGGCTTTAAGGTGCGCCGTGCAAATGCCATTTACCAGAGCGCGGAACATCCGCTGCTTCTGGCAGACTTCGACCGCCTGATCGTTGGACAGAAGGCTGGGCTGGAATGCAAAACGGTCTCACCGTTTTCAGCGGACAAGTGGGCTGATGGGAAAATCCCGGCTCATTATCTGGAGCAGATTGACCATTACTTAGCCGTCAGCGGTTTCGACTGCTGGTATGTGGCGGCTCTGATTTTCGGCAGAGAACTGGTGATCCACAAAATCGTGACAGATAAGCAGGTACTTTCTGATCTTATCGACAAAGAAGAGCTGTTCTGGACACGTCATGTCGTGCCGCAGATTCCCCCTGCACCCAACGGTTGCGATTGTGACACCCAGCAGATCAACCAGCTTTATGAGGTAGACAACCGGGACAAGACTGCTGACCTGAGTGCCCTGCATGGACTTCTGGATAAGCGGCAGGAGCTTTCCGACCAAATCGAGCAGATGGAACAGGAGAAAACGGCCATCGAGCAGCAGGTCAAGCTGAAAATGCAGGATGCTGCCTATGGTACAGCACCCGGTTACAAAGTATCGTGGGTGTCCTCCGAAAGTAAGCGTGTGGATTTCCAACGTCTGCGGAAAGAGCAGCCGGACATTTTCAACCAGTACAGCAAAAATGTAAGCAGCCGCAGATTCACCATCGTTCATGCGGCATAAATCTTGTATCAGGTGGCAGGGAGTAAATTCTCTGCCGCCTTTTTCTTGGAGGTTATCTTATGGCTACGGAAAATCCATTCGTAAAATTATTTGCTATCGACTTCAAAGATCATCTGGAAGTCAAGAAGTCCGGCAACACGGAACTGAAATATGTAAGCTGGGCGTATGCCTGGGCAGAGGTGAAGAAGCTGTAT